AGTTAAGCTTGATCACGATGGCCGAGTGTCGTAGCCAGTACTTAGTCGTGGTCAGCGGGTAGTACTGCGTCAGTGTTTGCGCCATCTCTTGTTTGGTCATGCCCACACCATAGCCCAGCCTCCGCGCCTCGAACAACGGGGGTGCCCGGGATGTCGGTCTTCAGCGGGCATTGAGACCGGTAGCGAACGGGACGCCTCGCTTGGCTCGGTTGGCCTCGCCCTGCTCGGTGCGGAGCGCCTGCGCCAGCTCGATGGCCCGTGCGGTGTCGTTGGCCTTGACCGCGTCGAGCGTCTCCTGGTACTGCGGGCTGTTGTCGAGCGCGGTGCGCTCGGTGTGGTGCATGTTGGTCATCTCGCGGACGAGGATGAAGTAAGCAGTTGCGTTGTCCATGAGAGCACTCTACGCTCCCTCAGATACGCAGACAAGAGAAAGGGCCGACCCATCTCTGGGCCGACCCTCTCCTGCTGTACACCTTCACCGGAACGGGGCTGACGCAGTCACCCTCTATGGCTCCGGCTACATCCGGTCTTCCGGTCCTTCGGTGTCAGCCCCGGCGACGCCGGGTGCTGGCCGCGGCCTTCGCGGGCGGGGCGGCCTTGGCGGGAGCGGCCTTCGCGGCGCGGGAACGACGAGCGGGCTTGGCGGGCTCCGGCTCGGGCTCGGGCTCCGGCTCGGGATCCTCCTCGAAGCCGTCCTCGAAGTCGTCGCCCTCCTCGTCGTCCTCCTCGCCGCCCTCGTCGCCTTCCTGCTCGACCAGGATGGCCTCGATCAGCGCCTTCTTGTACTTGGCCGCCGCCCCACGTCCGGCCCCCTTCTCCGGGAAGTCCTCGTCGTCCTTGGGGAGGTCGAACTCCTTCTCGAGGATCTCCTCCAGTTCGGAGACCTCCATCTCACCGAGCTCCTCTTCGGAGTAGTCCTCGATGTCGCCCTCGTCGACCTCGTCGGGCTCCTCGGCCTCGGCCAGCTTGGCACCGGTGGCCTTCTTGCCGGTCGGGACGGCCTCCAGCATCGGGGCGACCTTCTCGAGGCGGATGCGCTCCTTGTACTCGCCGATCTTCATCTTGACCGGCTTCATCTTGGACAGCCACAGATCAAGCGACTTCTGGTTCTCGAAGTCGACAGTGACGTTCTTGGCGACGCCGCCCTGGAGAGCCTTGATCGTAGACTGGGTCTTCCAGTAGACACTGTCCGACTCGTCGAGCGGGAGGTACAGGCTGCGACTCCAGCCCGCGTAGTCACCCTCCGTGATCTCGAAGATGATCTGGACCTGGTCGTCCTCCTCGAGGTACTTCGCCCGGACGGCCTTGCCGACGAACCACTTGCCGATGGGCGGGTCCTCCCCGGTGTAGTCCTCCCAGCCGGGCTCTTCGTAGTTCTCGAAGCTGATTGTGCGCTTGGCCATGCGGTTCTTCTCCTTCAGTTCGCCCGGCGGCGACGAGCCGCTCGAGTGGTCGTGGTGCTGCTGTTGCCGCCAGCAATCTTCGCCAGCAATTTCGGGATGGTGGGGTCAACCATACCGGCCCCCAGCTTGGTGGTGCGGTCCCGCGCAATCCAACGCGCGCTGGACTGAGTGAGCAGTTGGCGCACTGGCTCCCCGTCCTCTTCGACGGAGGCCTTGCGCATGTAGCCGACGACGCCATGCTGCGCGCAGATAGCGCTCGATAGGTCGCCGCGCTTGCGGCTTCCGAGGGCAGGCATGGCCAACGTGACCGTGTCCTCCCCGTCGTCGGTCTCCCGGTCGATACGCATGGTGTGCGCGATGAACAGCGTGTTAACCGGGCTGCGGCCCAGAATGCTCAACTGCTCCTTCACCTTCGCCCACACGAGCGGATAGTCGGCCTTGTTCGGCTGGTACTTGCTGGCCCGGCGCACATCGTTACTCACGAGCTGTTCCTGCCAGCAGAGCTCTTCGAGCTCCGTAATGGTGTCGGTGTGAATCCACTCGTACTCCTGGGCACCGCCGCCGTACGCGATCCACCCCACGGCCTCCACGTACTCAGTGAAGGTGTTGATCTGAATCTCGTCGGCCGTGCTCCCGAGCGCCTTGGCACTTTCGGTACCCTCAATGTCTGTCGTGAGGAACAGCGCCTTGGGCGCAGTGCCTGCAAGCACTGTCTTGCCGGTGTCGCTCTCCCCGTGCACAAGCCACTTCCGATACCGTGGCGCACTGAGGTCCTGCAAGCTCGTGATGGCCTGCGGCCGCTTATGCCCGCCTTCGCTTGCGGGTCGTGCTCTCCGTGGTGGCATGCCCCTCCTTCACCTGAACGCCGCCGCCTTCCTTCATCGCTTCCCGATGGTCTGCGTACGGGTCGCGCTTGACCAGCATAGTGGCCGCATACCGCTCTGCTTCGTCAGGGTCTAGTTCCTCTAGCTGGCAGTAGTCGAAGAGGGCACACCGGACGCAATCCTCGGTCGGGTGCTTCAGGAGCGGCAACCGGCCACGCCGTAGCAGATCCATGCGTTGCGCTTCGGCGAGCACCTTCTGGCCCTGGTTCACCCGCTGCTCGATACCGCGGTCGGTGGTGTACCTGCGGAAGAGAGGGGTGGGCTGGACAGCGCGCGGATCCCCCTTCACGTCGAGATTATGTGCGGTTGCCAGCTCGTTCAGGGCTTGGACCTTGGTCTTCTCGTTCCACCCAGCAACCTTCGCTGCTCGTAGGGCTGCCTCGAAGTGCTTGCGCTTCGGCAGGTTGTAGCGGATGCCGTCCTCGGCTACGGGCTGCGGCATCGCCTTGCGCGCCATGTTGAACACGATGCCGTCGATGACCTCGTTATTGCCGAGCAACCCCAGGTGCCGCAACACTTCTGGCGCGACCCACAGGTACGAACCTGCCTGATCGTTCAGGTCGTAGAAGGTCCAGTCGTTCTTGAACTGAGCCCGGGTCTTATGGTCGACCAGCCGGTACACCTTGTCGATGGTGTCCCACACGAACAGGTCCCAAGTGCCGCAGTACACCGCGATGAGCCGACCGGTTCGCGGACTGCGTACATCGATCTGGAAGGGCTGCTCTCGGTGGATCACGTGCCAGCGCTTGTCTTCGCCGTACTTCTTCACGTAGCCCGCAAGCATGGCCTTGCCCAGCTCGATACCGTCGTGCACTTCCTCGTCGTCGAGGTCGCCGCCCTGTTCCCACACCCGCCGGTGTTCGTGGTCGCACTTCTCCTCGAAGGCATCGATGATGTCCGCCAGGGGTGCCCGCCGCAGGCCGTCCTGGTAGCGCACCTCGAGGGCATAGTGCCAAGCCGTGCCGAACCACGACCACGTCGGCACCCCCGGCCCCGAGAGCCCGCGCTGCCAATGGTGATACCAGTAGAACTCACAGGACTTCAGGTCACCGCGTTCACTAGTTCGAATGAGTGGTACCGCCACAGCTTCTCCTCTGTGTTGGTGGATAGTCCCCGGGGCCGGACTCGAACCGACCTTCACCAGGCGGTACTGCGTGCACCGTGCGCAGCGCTGGACTCACGAATGCCGAAGACCGCCTCCCGGGGGACGTGGGAGAGGCCGGATTCGAACCGGCAACCCATGCCCTAACTCCGAACGCCCGGAGGTATGGCCCGCTCTTCCTGCCTCAGTTGCGTTGCCCCAGCTTCGCGGCACGCATGCCTGCTACCCGCTAGTGGGAACCTCGGCTCAGCTTCTCTCCCCTACGAGGCGGGACGGCCCGTGCATAAACCGACTAGCATGTCGACAATGTTTCCGCCCCGCCTCATGCACCAGACCGTGGGTGCCCCGGCAACGATCAGAGCTTGGGACACCGGCCGGGAAGTGCCCCTGTCGATGGGGATGGCCAGTGGTGACTCCGCCGTTACGTGGTGGGAGCTGGATTCGAACCAGCGGCCTCCGATAAACGAGATGTGGGCTGACATCGGACCCAACCTCGCTACGGCGCTCTAGGACCACTGAGCTACCCCACCGTGCCGCCGACCGTGAAGCCGACGGGTCTTGCTAGAACGGGGCCTTGCGGGTGCGCGGCTTGGGGGCCGTCGCGGTCTCGGCCGGGGCCGTCTCCGCCGCCGCCGACGCGGCGGGCTTGCGGCTCCGGGAGCGGGTGGTCTTCGGGGCCGCCTCCGCCGGGGTCTCGGCCTCTGCACCGGCCGGAGCCGCCGCCCGGGAACGCCGGGCACGGG